ACTTCGATCGTCTTGTCGAACGACCAGTACAACCCCCGCTCGTCGTCCTCGCTCAGTGGCCTGCGGCGGAAATGAACGGCGATCCTGCGATCGCCGATCGTGATGTGCCTGGGGCGGGTCACTGCAAGGCGGCTTCCAGGGCCGTGATACGGGCTTCGAGGCCGCGAGCGATGAACAGGTTGAGCTGGCCGGGGCGGAACGAGTACCGGTCGCCAGCTTCAAGCGAGCGGCGCCTGCCGACGATGTTGCCGTTCTCGTCCGTCTCGTCCTCGAACTTATCGTCCCATTCGTCGTAGCAAATGAACGCGTAGGCGAACGGGTCGAGGTCGTGCGATTCCATGATCTCGATCGCGCGCTGCACAGTCAAACCGACGTGATATCGAGCATTATCGCCCTTGTCCTCGATTGAAGCCAACCACTGGAAGGTGCCGATTTCGCGGGCGATGTCCTTCGCGGCTTCGATTTCCGCGGCCATCAGGGGAGCGACGTAAGTCTTTTCCCGGGCGTCCGACGTGTCGATCGTGCCGGTCCCTGCGTACACTGTACTCCACCGAAAGGCAGCGGCCCCAAGATTCCCTGAGTTGTCGGTGCTTTCGGTCCTGAAATTAAGGCCGTCCAGCCGGTGGGAGTACAACGTGGTGTTGCTGGTGTTAAATAGTATGTGCCCCTGGCTCGGGCCGTATCCTACGCGGATGCGGCCAGCGTCGTTGATAGCCAGTACCACCTCCATAGCAGGGGCGGGGCTAGTCGACACGACCTGGTACGTCAGCGTAAGGTCTCTGTTTGCGGCGTTCGAAGGCCCTCGAATAAGGCTCACGATGCCCTCTCCGGTATCCGTTGACCTCGTAACGAGTTCCCCGGTCATCGGCGACGACCCGTCGCGCAGCAAGAAGTCGCCCGACGGGGTGGCTACGACTTCCCACGCGGCACCATTCCACAACCGCAGGTTGTCCGAGTTGCTGCTGAAGTACAGCGCGCCCACGGGCCGCGTCGGGTGCGCGGCGTTGGCGGCCGCGTCGTCCGCGTAGACACCGATGTACAGCGCCTCGATTTCACCGAGCGCAGTTTCGGCGCCGGTTTCGGCGGCTTCTGCCCCGAGTTGCGCAGTCTCGGCCAGCCCCTGCGCGGTTTCGGCGCCGATCTGGGCAGCCTCGGCCAGCCCCTGCGCCGCCTCGGCCGCAAGCTGCGCAGCCTCGGCCAGCCCCTGCGCGGTTTCCGCATCGGTTTTCGCCTGCGCGGCGTTGCCTTCACTTGTCGATGCGTTGCTCTCGCTGGCTGCGGCATTCTGTTCCGAAGCCAGCGCGTCGGCCGCCGACTGCGCGGCGTTGCCTTCACTTGTCGATGCGTTGCTCTCGCTGGCTGCGGCATTCTGTTCCGAAGCCAGCGCGTCGGCCGCCGACTGCGCCACTGAGGCGGCGTACTGTTGCAGGTCAACATAGTCATCGCCGAACACCTGCGCTTCCTGCGCGAGCAGCGTGAGCTTGTCGCTCATGCCCTCGACCGCGTTCGAGGACACCGGAACGGTATCATCCAGGTCGACCGTCTGAGTCGCCTGGGTGCGACGGAACACTGTAACTTTGTTACCCGCCAGCGGGCGCTCGTTGTAGTCGTTGATGATGACGAAGCCACTTCCGATGCTCACCGTCAGCCCGGTGCCGCCCTGGAACAGGCGCACCTGCACTCCGGTCGCCGCGTCCTGCTCGAGCAGCCACACGTCCTGCACCTGCTGCGCGGGGAACGAGAAGTTGAACTGGTTCGCGACCCCATCAGCGGTGTAGACAGCCGGGGAGTAGGAAGCGGATACGGTCATGTTGGTGAGTCCTTATTCGAACAGCTTGCCGAAGTCGGGCGCCCTGACGCCCCCGCGGGGATCGGCCCACATGTCCGATCCATTATACATGTCCCGGGTTCGCTTTGTCAGCCGCTTGCGGTAGCCCGGGGACAGGAATTCCTGAAGGTCGTGGACCACAAGCTGGTCCATCGCTACCTTCGTGTACCACAGATTCTGAAACGGCGTCATGTTCTTCGCCAGGCGGATCGCGCCCGATCCGGTCTTCTGCGCGTCCAGCCCCCGGGCGTCCGCCATCACGTTGTAGGCGTCGTTGACCATGCCGAACGTCGGCCCCGCAAGTTGCGACATGAAGTTCGTGCCGTACCCGGTGGCGTCCGAGAACAGGACATCACCGTAGAAGCCGAGCGCGCCACCGCGCATGAACGCCCGCGTGGCCGTGGCGGGGTCCGTAAAGTAATCCGACAGCGCCTGCGGGTCGCGCCCGTCGGCCACCGCATAGGCCATGTCGGCCATCATCCCGCCGATGAACCCGATCGAGGCGAACCGCGCGACGTAGAACGCCCTGCCCATCGGGGGCAAATCCTTGATGTTCTCCCAGTGATTCATGATCTGCGCAACGGGCGTCGTCTTGAACTGAGTGGCCGACGAGATGAGCTCACCCACGAGCGTGCCGCGCTCGCGCCGGTTAGTGCCGAGCACTCGCCCCGCGGCGAAGCGGTGGCGGTCCCCCGGGGTGATGACCGCGAAGCTGGTCAGGTCATCGAGCAGCGCGTGGTATTTTTGCGCCGCACTGTCGGCCTGCTGGCGGGTCACACCGATCTGTTGCAGTTGCGCATCGGTCAGATCATAGATTGCCTCGACCTCGAACAAGTCCATGTCCCGATACTTCCGCGTCCCCGCTTCCTGGAAAATCTTCCAGTCCACGTCGTTGATCGCCTTTCGCTGCAGAAACGGCGTATCGGCGTTGTCCGCCATTTCCTGCCATGTCTTGTACTGGCTGAGCTTGCGGCCCATCGACTCCATGACCGTCGCGGCAAATCCCGCCTTGTTCATTTCGGTCAGCATGTTGAGGCCGCTCACCCGCACAAGTGCCTGCGCAAGTTTCTGTGGTAGCCCCGCAACGCCTGTTTCCTCGGCATATCGGTTGAGCGCGCCGACCGCGCCATCGAGCGCAATCCCGTTCGTGCGCATGCGCGCCCGCAGGTCGGAGTCCGTCGCCGCCCGGGCGAGGTTCCCGACGTAGGGCAGGATGCCGTTTCGAAGCGACGCCTGCACCCCGAGCGAAGTCACCAGGTCGGCAACCTGCATCAGCGCCGCCTTGCCCATCCGGGCGGCGGTCAGCAGCGAGCGCATGTTCGAAAACGTCGTGGCGACCCGGGGGCTGACCGTCGGCGGAAGGCGCCCGGTCATGTAGTCCCCGAGTTCGTCGGCCATCGACCCCAATCTGACCGCATCGGTCTGTCGCCCTTTCGCAACGAGCGCGCCCTGTGCGTCGAGCTTCAGTTGTTCCCAGTTGGCTCGCGAACCGACGACATCGGTGAACGCGACTTCGCGCGCCATCTTGTTCGCATATGCGATGTTGACCTGCAACAACGATCGGTCGTCGTACTCCCGCAGGTACGCCTTGTGCGCGTCCGCGTCCTTGAAGTAGATGCGCTTGATCTTGCCCGACATGTCGCCGATGCGTTGCGTGGTGTACCGCCCGTCGGCTTTCTTGTTGAGCCCGTTCGACGTGATCGTGTCGAAGGCTTCCTCGAGGAACCGCTGGCGCTGGCCGTGTGACATGACCGTGCCGTTGGAGTTGTACATCGCCCCGTCGGTCCAGTCGAGCATCTTCGACACCCAGTCCTTCTTCGCCGCCAGGCCATCGTACTTGTGCTTCGACAGGATTTTCTGGACGTTGTAGTCCATCGCAACGTAGTCGGGCCGCTCGGCGATGATCCCGCCCGCGCCTTCCATGTCGCGCGTCACTCCGTCGGTGAGTTCGCGCAACGCCTTGGCCGCGGCGGCGGCGTCCGGGTCGGTCGCCGCCCGCCCATACAGCGCGTCGATGACGGCATCGTCGAACTGGCGGTTGCCCATCAGGCCGAACAGGCGCTCGGATTTTCGGAAGGCCGCTTCCACCCCGGCGGTCCACCGGGTGAGCAGCGCACTCTTTACCGCTTCGATCGACTTGATGCCGTGACGCATCCCGGGGCGCGCGAACGCCATCGCCATGAACGAGTTCTTCCCATCGTCGACTTGCGCCGCGAACGCCTGCAGGTCGCCAAGCTTCTGCGCGTCGGTCATGACCTTCGCCGCTCGCGCGGTCACCTGCTTCTGGTACATCTGCGAGGCTTTCTGCGCGGCCAGGCCGGCGCGCCCGGCGGGGTTCATCGACGCGAAGTTCGGGTCACTCTCGCTCAGCATTCTGAAGGCGGCGCCGAGGAACCGCTGGATATCTTCTTCAGCGCGCTGACTCAGCGTCGAGCGCCCGAGGACGGCCATCGCCGCCGCCTTGCAGTGTGGTGCCAGCGCCACGTCAAATCCCCAGTGCGCATTGCGCGAGCGTGTTGAACAGTTCGGGGGCGTGATCCGCCTCGCCGAGCATTTCCCTCATGTCCTGCATCATCGCCTTGAGCGGCACCGCGGCCTCATCCCCATCGACCAGGGCGGCCGGGTTGCGGCGCAGGACTTCCTCTAGCTTGTTCATCGTGGCCTGCGATTCCTTCGACAGCTTGCGCCGCGCGGCCATCTCCTCATCCACCATGTCGACGAGCGAGAGTTCCTGCTTCGGCGCGGGCTTGCCGCCAGATTCCCCTGTCGCGCGCGCCATCGCCGTCGGCTGCTCGACACCAAGCTGCTTCGCGCGCTGCTCGGTGACCGCTTCGTCCAGCTTGCGCAGGGGCACCGGGTCGAAGTACGCCCGGTTGCGCACCTGGGTGGCCCGGTCGGTAAAGGCGATCCCGCCGTAGCCGTTCTTCTTCAGCCAGGCGTTGGCCGCCGCCTTGCTGCCCAGTCGGTCGACCGCCGCGCCATACAGGGTGTCCCCGCCGACGCGCTGCTTGCGGCCGATCTTGTCCTTGATGAACGCCACGTCGGCGCCGAGGTCTTCCAGCAGCTTCTTCGCGCGGGCCGCCTCGAGCGTCCCGGTGAACGGGAACAGTTCCACTTCGGGCGGGTTCGCGACGTAGAGCTCCCCCGTCTTGCCCGCATAGGTCGACGAATATTCCGGGGACTCGGAAATGTACGCCCCGGGGCCGACCAGGTTGGCCTCGCCACCCACGCCGGCTACCGTCATGTCGGGCTGCGCGCTGCCGTGGTAGAGAGTCCCCTGCGGCATCGTGTCGAGGGCCTGCGTCGGCAGGCGCTCGACCGCCGCCGTCGTTGCATCCGCCGCGCGCGTCGCGCTGGCTTCGAAGTCCAGCGCCTCTAGCGACTGCACTCCCGTTTCCTCGGTGACCGCGCGCTCCATCGCCGTTTCCAGCGGGCGGGGCGGGGGCATTTCATCGGTAAAATTTACCGGGTTAACCTCGACCTCGACGGGCTCGCCGCGGAGTAACTGCTCGGTCGCGGTGTCCACCGCCCTGACGTTCTCGTCCACGGCTTCGGCATTCTTCGGCAGTCCGGGGACTGCCTCGCGGCCCATCGCGTCGAGCCTGATTTCCTGCCGGGCGCGCAGCAGCCCGGAGTTGAACCGGACGTGGAAGGCGCCGAACACCGCCCCGAGTGCGCCGTCGACCCCGGCGTTCACTGGATTCCAAGGCTCGTACTGCTTCGCCGCCTCGGTGTAGCCCTTCTCGGTCAGGATTTCGTGCAGTCCGTAGAGCTCGCCCTGGCCGAGCGCGATGTTCGCCGCCGCGCCGCCGGCCATCGTGCGGGCGTATCCCGAGGACCAGAAGCCCGCCGGGATGCGAAAGCCTACCGTGTTGACCGCCGCCGACAGCAAGCCGGCCTGCACCGCGGTCACCGCGTCCGTCTGGTCCTTGATCTCTGCCTGCGTCCCGATTCCGGCCGTCAGGCCGGCGCCGAGCGCGAAGCCTGTGGGGCCAGTCGCCGCCAGTGGGGCAGCAGACAGCAAGGGCGTCAGGATGCCCGACGTGATCTGCGCGCCCATCCCGCTGCGGGCGGCGTCCCGCTTGCGCTCCGCGATGAAATCCAGCGACGAATCGCCGGATTCCTGCAATGCCTGCGCGATTTCGTCGGCCGTCTCGAGCCCGGTCAGTGCCCCGCCCATCTTCCAGGCTGCCGCGAGCGAATAGTTCACCGTCGCCGAGTAGGTGCCGAGCGTCTGTGCCACCCCATAGCCGACGCCCTTGATGGGCTGCAACAGCCAGCCGTCGGTGTCAACGGTCGCCCGCGGGGCGGCGGCGTAGTTGCGCGCGATCGCGGCTTCGTTCTCCGGGTCGTACCCGAACAGCGTCGTCATTGGCGGTTCCGAAGGTGCGGCCACTGCTCGCCGATCATCGAGCGCCCGTAACCGGTGTCCTTGTCGGTCAGCCAGGCACCGATGGTGTCAGCCATGACGCCGCCAGCGGAGCGCCCGGTGGCTTCCGGCAGCGGGGTGTTGCTCACATCCGACAGTTCCTGCTGCCAGGCGTTCGCGTTGATCTGGCCCAGGTCGATCGTGACCGGCTGGTTGTTGTCATCGCGCATGATGCCGCTGCCGTTCTGCGCGAACAGCCCGTAGACGCCGATGCCCTGCGGGATCAACTGGAAGGCCGTCCCGCCGTAGCCGTTGACCCGCTTGAGGCGGTCGACCTCGGCCTGCAGGATCGTCTCGGCGCGGGTCCGGTCAATGCCCGGGGGCATCATCGTCGCTACTCCGTCGATCTTCAGGGGCTCTCCGAGCACCATGCGCTGCGCCTGGTTCCACACGTCCTTGTCGAGGTCGTCCTTCGTCATCGCGAGCACCTTGCCCTCGCGCGCCAGCAGCCCGATGTACGTCTGCTCGACCATGTTGAACGCGGACTGCTGATCGGCCACGGTCGTCGTGGCGTTGATCTGGCGCCACGCTTCGGGCGGATAGGTGTTGTCGAAGCGCAACTTCGCTTCGTCGGTGTCGTAGGCCGGCTTGCGGGGTTCGGTCCCGTCGGACTTGGGCGCCGTCGAAATCTTGTACCCGGTCATCGCCAGGTCAAGCACGTCGATCCCGCTGACTTCCTCCGGGTCGGTCCACCCGAGGCGATCGAACAGCCCGCGGCGCTCGGTGACCACCTGGTCGCCGATGCTCGCCGCCAGTCGCGCGATCCCGCGCAAGCCCGGGTCGTTCTCCCCGATCTGCCGGATGAGCGCCCCGGTGCCTTCCCGGTCCCGCTCCATCGCGCCCTTGAGCGCGAACACTGCATCGGACGTGTTGCTGCGCTGCCCGAACAGGTAGTCTGTGACCGATTGCGCTTCTTCCTTGGACAGCACGTCGCCCTTGGTGAACCCTTGCTCGCTTTTCAGGTTGCGCATGGTCGCCGCCCGGGTCGCCAGGTCACGGCCAAAATCCATCGCTCCCTCGGGGCCGTTGCCTATGCGCAACGTTTCGATCTTGCCCGTTGCCATCGCAACGCCAACCGGGTCGGCGTTCCACTTCGATTGTGCAGCGTTGTTCATCTGCTGCACTTCGGTCCATGTCTTGTGCGCATCGGCGTCCCCGCCCGCCGCCTGTGACTTGTACCGGCGTTCGAAATTCGCCCGGTCGCTGGCGCCAGCCTTGAGCGCAACGTTGGAATACTCCGCGATCTGGATGTCCCGCTCGTGTTGCTGCTGCACAACGGGGGCTTCGCCCCGGTAGGCAAGGTCGTAGTCCTCGGGCGTCGCCATGAACATCGGGTCGCCCCCGGCGGCGGCGCGGGCCACGTTGTCAGCGTGGTTTGCCTGCAACGTTGCGCGGGCGGCACTACGCTGCTCATTCGCCATCGCGAAGGACCGGTTCAGGTAGGCCAGCCGCTCGTTGGGCAACATCTTCGCCACCGCGTCGGCGATCTCCGACGGGAACCCGGCGGATTTCATGTCGCTGCGCACCGCGGCTTCGGACTGGTCCGCGATCTGCTCGACCACCCCGGCCTGCGATTCCTCGGCCTGCTTCGCTTCCTTGTAGGTGCGATCGAGCCTGCGGCGCAGGGACGGCGCGAGGCCCACAAACTTGCGCGCTTCCGCGTCGCCCGCGTCGGCCTGCGTCTGCTTCGTGGCGATGACGGACTCGAGGTAGTCCTTGCGCAGGTCATGCAACCGGTCGAGGTCGCCCCCCGAGGCTTTCAGAAGCTGCGGCCCGCGGCCATGCTGGTACACCGTGTCGAGCGCGTAAATCTGCACGCCCGGGGAATACTGCGCGATGTCATTGCGGTCGTAATACTCAGTCTTCGCGATCTGCTGCGCCTGGTCCTTCGACAGCTTCTTCACGTCCGACGGGTACTTGCCGGGGTGCGCCTTGTTCAGCCGGTTGAGTGTGTCCTGGGTGACGCCGTAGTTGGTCGCCCCGGCGTTGTCACCAAGCACTCCGGCGCGCACGAATCCGCCCTCGTTGCGCGCGACGACTTCCATCGCTCGATCGAACCCCTGCTCGCCCCCGGCGTAGACCGTCTTCACGTCCTTCGTGCGGCCTTCGATCACCGCCCGGTTGCTTTCCTTGCGCCGCTTGATCGGATCGTAGAAGTCCTGGACCTGGATCGCGCCGCCCTGCTCGAGGTAGCCAAGCGATGCCGCCTCGCCGAGCGCGCGCTGCGCCTGGTGGCGCATCTCCATCTTCTTCGGGGCGCTGACCTCGGACTCGTCGAACTCGTCGATCGCCCGGTCCATGTCCGCCTGCACCTGCGGCAGCGCCAGCGGGTTCTGCCCGAGGAACTGCGCCGACGAGCGCAGCGTCGTGACGTGCTGCCCGACGCGATACGCCAGCCGCCCGTCGCGCTCGCCCGCGATGGCCGACGTGCCAAGCTGGCCGCGCAGGGAGTTCATCCCGTTCAGCAGCGCGTCGCGGCCCTTCTTCGTCATGAAGTCACCCGCCAGCTTGTCCCGCTCGGACTCCATCTGGCGGTCGAACCGCTGCGCGAGCCCCGCGGCGCGCTCGGTGCCCGTCGTCGACGTGATTTCCTGCTGCAGCCGCTCAGTCATCGCCAGCCGCTGGTCGGCCAGCACCGCGTTGACCTTGGCGATCTCGTCGGCCTCGTCTTCCTGCCGCGCCCACGCGCCCATCGTCGCCAGTCCGCGCGAGATGGAATTCAGTCCGCTAGAGACATCACGGGCCTGGGTGAAACTCGGACCGGCCTGCTGCGGGCCGACCTGGCGCTGGTATCCGGGGAACGTTGCCATCGCGTCAGCCTGCCCTGTAGCCAGAGAAGGCGTTGAAGCCGGTCTGCACCGCCTGGCCGGCGAAGTTCATCCATGCCTGCTGCGATGCGGCGCGGCCTCGGGCAAGCTGCTCGTCGCCCTCGTTGACATACCCGGTGGCTTCGTTCATGGCATTCATCTTCGATTGCTGCTGGTCCATTGCGTTGTCGGCCGCCGCCTGCGCGAACAGGGAGTAGGCCGTCTCGGTCTGGCCGCCGGCCGCCGCCCGGGCCGTCATCTCGCCGCGGGCCATGATGCCCTCACGCGCCAGGCGAACCTGCTGGCCGGCGCCGATCTGGAGACGCTGCTGCGCCCGCTGCTCGGCCACCGCCTTGTTGTAGTTGGCGACCCGCCGGGCTTCCTTGGCCTGCGCGCTCGCCGACGCGGCCCCCGCGATGAGGCTCGCGGCGATGCTGGCGACGAAGGCGACCCACATCAGAACACCCGCGAATGAAGGATCAGGCCGTCGCTTTCGCGCAACGGGCGGAACCCCATCGCCCGGGCGAACACCCGGTAGCGCGGAACGTCGCGGGTCCACATGTACGCGCGGCGAATCCCCGGCAGGTTCTTCGCGATGTCGCGCAGTTCGGCGACGAGCCACGCCCCGTAGCCGCCCAGGCCACGCGGGTTCGACAGGCCGAAGAACTCGTACTCGTCGCGGCTGCGCCGCTCGGCGCCGAAGACCGCCGTCACCCGCCCGTCGAGCTCGATCGCCAGGCAAGTATGCGCTTGCGCCATCGCTTCAGCATCGAACGGACGACCAGGTACAACCTGGTCACTCGCAAGTCGATCCAGAGCAGCCAGTACATCATCGTAGGTCGCCTTCCTCATGACAAGCATCACGCGCTCGCCTTGTCGTAGGTGGGGTATATCGCTCTGATTGTAGCAGGAAAGGGGCCGGGTGCAACCAGTTTCCACGTCTGCTGGTACTCCCGGCGCGCATTGATGTCCTCGAACACCTGAATTCCCGAGAACAACGGGATGCTCGCGTCGAACGTCTGGCCGGCGGCGCGCAGGCGGCGGGCCATGTCCTGGCCGTTGATGCTCACGTCGAGGAACGTCGTGTCGAGCACGTCCGCCCCGAGGCCGCTGGCCGAGGTTTTCTTGGCCTGCCCTGTGCCATCGCGCGAACCCTGCACCAGCGGCAGCCCGACGAGTTCGGAATCATAGGCCCACCCCCAGTACAGCGTTATGATCGTCTCCCACCCTTGAGGACGCGACCAGGTAATTGCCGCCGGGTTACTGGAGTCCACGATAGGCATGATCGCGTCCCCGTTCGCGCTCGCCCCGATGATCCTGAAGTTTGGCCCCGGGGGCCACGGCAGGTCACTGATGTCGATCGGGTCAGACGAGTTGCCCGAGCGGCTTCGCACATAGTCCAGGTGGTGCACCGCTCGCCTGTGGTATGCAGCTATCCCCTGGTTCGGGCTGAACTGCACCAGCGTGAACCCGCCGCCCTGAAGCTGGCCGAAGATGCGGTCACCGCCGCTCGTGCGCAGCAGCACCGCGCGCGCCAGCCCCGGGCTGCTGACGAGGCCGAGCGTCCACGAATGCCACCCGTAGCGGCGCTCCCCGGTGAACACGCCGACGCGCACTGCGCCGGTGGAACCCGTCGCGATCAGGACAGGATGCGGGATGTTGGCCGACACCAACGAAGTCACGTCGTCGCCGAACGGGAACATATAAGGGCGCGACAGTGTGATGTCGCCCGTGGTGTTTGGCTCCCAGTCATGCGCCCGGATCGAGTACAGCGTGCGCTTGTTGCGTCCGACATACACGACCTCGTTGCCGACCATGACCGGCGCGATCGGCGCAGCGCCGAACTCGCTGATCTTGTAGACCTGCGGCCGGTTCGTCGCCGACACCGCGCCATCGACCGGGAACACGACGTAGACGCCATCGTCCGTGCCTGCGAGCAGCGCGTTGGTGGCCGCGAACAGCCACTTGATCGCGTCGACCGCGTTACTGGCGACCGGCAGCCGCAACCGGAAGCCACAGGCAGCGGTGACGACCCCGCCCTCGTCGAGCGGCGCGAAATTGCGTGGCTGCCCGGCGAACGAGAAGTGGATGTTCCGCCCCGCCGCAACCACAAGGCGTTCCTGGAAATTACAGGCAGCGGAGAACGAAAACACTGCTTTTTCTGCGAACACCTGACAGGTTTCCCCTATGGGTGCGCCCCCGCCCGGGTAAACCCCGCCGGCATTCCCTTGCAGGGTGGCAGTCGTGCTTGTCGTTGCGGATACCCGCGTGAACACTATTTCGCGCTGAATGTGCAGCCATGCTGCGCCCCCGTCTTGCCCCACGCCTGTGAGATGGTTCGGCGCAGTCGTCCCGGAAGTGCCCGCTGTGCTGCATTCATATATGCTGCCGTTGGCCGAAACCATGTTGCCGAGCGTATACGCCACGTTCGGCTGCCACGGCGCCGCCATCGTGGAGTACATCGGGCGCAGGACAAGGTAATCACCAGCAACAAGCCCGTGGCCCGTCGGCAGATCGATGACAGGGTTCGGACCGTTGTTCGTCACCAGCCCGAATAACGGGAACTGCCCGTCGGGGGCAGACGGGGCACAGGCCACCCACGCCTCAAAATCCGTACCGCTGATGGTTCCGTTGGCGAGCAGCATTTTCGGCCGCGCGATCGCGTTCATCGGGCCAACCAGTGCACTTATCCCCCTCTCGCTCGCGTCGATCGGCACGGCCCACAGCCCGCCGGGGGTGACTGACCATGCCTCATCGTCGACGACCGTTCCCGCCGCGTTGACAATCGTCAGGCGGCCATCGCCCTGCGCGACGATGACTTCCTGGTTGCCGATGCTGACCGCGGTCATGTGTGCACGCGGGCTTGCCTGCGTCAGGATGCCGGCGCACCCGAGGCGCTTGCGCGCCGGGCCTTGCGGGAGCAGGTCGAAGTTGTTCGCGCGGCGCACGAAGCGCCCGTAGGCTTCCACGTCAACGCGGGCGAGGGCCAGTTCATCGGCTTCCCCACCCTCGAAAGTGACCTGTGCGTCCGCGATTTTAGCCATACAGACTCGGCCCCCCTAGGCTCAAGTGCGCCTCGAGCGACGGCGAATAGGTGTCCCGGTCGAACCGGCGCTCGATCGCCTGCGCGCGCAGCGCGGCCTTCAGTTCCCGGTCGTAGCGCGACTCGGCGAAACCCGCCTTGCTGACCGATTTCATCGAGGACTCGGCCCGGGTGTCGGCGAGCGCCGCGGCCACCACGCGCTGGAACGCCCGGGGCCAGTCGCCCTCGGGGATGTCGTGCGCGACGTAGCGCAGCGAGATGTTGCTCGCGCCCCACACCAGGATGTACTTGCCCTCGCGCTCGATGTTCTCCCAGGCGTCCTCGCAGCGCCCGTTGATCGCCACGATGCGTGCACAATTATTAGGCAGCAGGAACGCGCTTTTGTCGTCGATCCCGGCGGTGCCTGGCGCGACCGCGGTCAGGCTGGCCCGCTTGATCGCGAACCGCCAGTTGTGGCGCTCGAACTCGGCGCGCACCGTGATGTCGTAGATGTCCCTGTACTCGCGCGCGAGCGGGTCGGCCGGGTCGTTGAGGTCCGTGATCCGGCCAGCCCCGAGGAACGTGAGGGCCAGATTGACGATGCTCGTCGCGCTCATTTCACCCGCTCCGACAACACCGCGATGGCGCGCTCGACGCCGTTGAGTGCGTCGGAGTTGCGATCCAGGCAGGAATGCAGGCCCTTGCGTTCTTCCCTGTCCTCGCGGCGCCAGACGATGTGCAGCCACCCGCAGGCCGCGCACATCAGGCCGAGCACGACGATCGCGATGTTCTGCTGCGTGATGAGGGGGCCGAGGGCGGTAATCAGGGCTTCCATCTTTCGGCCTCGATGGCAGGTTTCTTCACGGCGGCACGCCGGGCGGCTTCGACCTCACGCTCGTCCTCGTTGGCGAGGCGGGCATTCGTCGTCTTCGCCAGCGCGGTCACGCGGGCCACGGGGTCATTCGTGAAGGTGGCTTCCTTCTGGCCCTTATCGGGCTGCATCTCTAGAACGCCTTCCTGCCACACCACGGTCGGTAGTGCCTTGACAGCAGGGACGAACACGGGGTCGTCCCAAGCGTGCATCAGGTAATGCGTGACCTCGCTGGTGAATTCGTTGACCACGGGCACCGAGAAGTTGTCCGGCCCGAAGCCGGCTTCTTCGAGGGCTGCATTCGCCGCGAGCAGGCTCGCGACGGGGATGATGGCGCACAGGCTCATGCTGCGATCCTCATGACTTGCTTGAGGTACTTGTCGATCAACGTGCGTTCGTCGGCAGTGAAGCGCCGGTCGAGAAGCATGGCGGTGTATATGCGTCCTTCGAGCTTGAAAGCCGCATCACCTCTACTACCTATGACCAGTGCTTGAGCACTCAACGACGTTCCTCCTCGATCTGAAGAGTCGGTATCTTCCTGCCCGTTTTGTCGAAGTAATGCCCCTTCGTTGATGTGCCCCTGCGCGATAAAGCGGGACATATCGGGTACGGATTGCCCGTAACCTCCGTGCAAGCCGGTTTGTGTCGTCCCTCGAAAGTACAGGCTGGAGCGATCAGTGGTGGTAGTCCTGGGCCATACAATCTGAAACGTACCGTTTTCTGTTACGGCATTCGGACCGAACCCCAGAGGCACGTACGCCACACCTCCTACGGAACGATACACAGCGAGCGCAAGACCAAATTCCGGTGTGTGCGTAAGGTCGATTACAGAGGTAACAAGGAAGTCATCCACCCCATCGAAGTCGAGGTAGTACGCCCCCGCGCCGTCCTGCTGGATCTTCGGGCGCGCGGAGATAGTAGCCTGTGAGGCGTGGGCGTCGTTGCCGCTCTTGTCGAGGATCCGCCCCACGCTCTGCCCGAGCGCCGTCACTGGCGTGTTCCCAGCGGCGTCCTGAAACAGCGTAGAGAAGTCGCTCGGGTCGTACCAGCCGCCGTTGCGTCCGGCGAACAGCGCGAGGATTTGCTGGCTCATGGACAAGCCAGTCATCCCGGCCACCGCTCCGAGCGAACGGGCGCGTGCGATGGCCATGCTTGGCATTACGCGCCTTCCCAGACTGCTACGATGTCGTCCGCCGTCGTGTTGGTGGTGTTGACGCGGACGATCCGCAGCGGGTGGTAGCCGACGGCGGCGCCCTTGAACAGCACGACGCTGCCGTTCTCGAACACGGCCTCAAGGTCCCCCTCGGTGCCGACATACAGGAAGTCGGTCGGCGACGTGAAGTTGTCGCCCGCCAGGACGGAAGGCACGACGGCGACCGCCGTGCCCCCTTGACCAAGTTTCGGGGCCGCCATGATTACGGAGCCGTGTAGGTGAAGGTCGGCACCCCGGCCGCCACCACGACGGAGATGGTTCCGCCGCCCACGCCCGCGTCGACCCACGAATCCCCGTCCTCGATCAGCACCGTGGTGCCGGCGGCGGCAGGAGTCTCGTCGGCAACGTCGGGCTGCTTGATGTAGTCTGCCCGCAGGTTGTCGATCAGTTGAACAACGTCTTTCTTCGTGGCGCCCGCCGGGCGGGTGATCCGAAGATCGACGACCACATCACCGGCCGCCGCCGCGTCGTCCCTGGAGACGACGTTGAAGGCGGGGCCGATGTCCTGAGCGTAGTGGATGCTCATGGCTCAGGACTCAGGGCTTGGCGTAGAAGCGCATGACCACGTAGCCCGCCGTGGTGCTGGCGGACTGCGCGGCGGTCACGATGACCGTCTCCATCTCGTTCGCGCCGTCACCGGACGGGGGCGCTTCGACCGCCGCGGCGTTGGTGCCGAAGAACTGCGGGGCGACCGAGTTGGTCACGGCGGCGGCACGGTACTTGCCCGCGGTCCCGTCGACACCGATCGCCAGGGTCACGGTGGCGTCCGCTGCGCTCGGGAAGATGATCCCGAACATGAAGCGGTAGCCCTTGGGCACCGGGAGCAGCGAGCACACATCGCCGTCTCCGCCGGCCAGGACCGGCAGAACGTCACGCACGACGTGGACCTTGCCGGTGTAGAACGGGTCGAACGGCTGATTGCCCGCGTCGAGCGCGGTGAGTTCGTTGGATTTCTTGGCGGCCATGTCTGTTCCTTGAATGTGGTGTCGGCGCCCCCGAGGATCATCCCCGGGGGCTGTCGCTATCAGGCGACGTGGACTTCGATCTGACCCACCTTGTCCTCGCGCAGGCGCGTGGCGTTGAAGGTGGCAGTGGTGTAGACCTGCCAGCTATTGCGCAGGTCGCGCCGCTGACCGATGTCCACGTTCAGGCCAGCCCACTCGGCCAGGTGCACACCCGACTTGCACCAGATCGGCAGCTTGCGGGTGTTGGCGACCGGCGCCGGGATCAGCTCGGTATGGATGAAGTTGATCCCGAGGAACGACTGGAGCTTGCCGTCGACCAGCACCGGCCGGCTGTTGTAGTCGGTCGACACGATCTGAATCTCGCCGAGCAGCTTTTCGTGCTCGTCGGCGGTGATCGCGAGGAACAGCGACTCCATGTCCAGATCGACGTTCTGGCGCATGAAGTTGGTCTTGGCCTTGATGAGCTTCGACACGTTCAGGCCGGTGTTGGCCCCGCCCGTGCTCTTGTCCACGACCATCGAGCCGTTGAGGGTCATCACACCCGACGTGTTGAACGCCTGGGTCGTGGTGCCATCCTCGCCGTTGATCGACGGGTCGAAGAACGCGCTGATGATCGCTCGATCCTTCGCCCGGCCGATGGCGAGCGCCTGGCTCTGCGCATACGGGTTGAGCGGGTCGATGATCATCCGCAGCTTGTCGACGGTATCGAACAGCTCGGCCGGGACTTCATAGTCGACGGGGCGAACCCACCGACGATCCTGGCCGGCGTTGCCCATCGGGGTCTGGCCGTGGCGGCCGACGCGGACGATGGCCTCGACGGGCGCGAACTGCTCGACGAGCGAGACAGCCTTGCCGACGTAGCCGGAATTGTAGTCGACCGCGCCCTGGAGCTTGCTGCCCATTTGCTGAGCAAGCAGTTCGACCTTGGCACGGTACTGCTGGACAAACGCCGTGGTGATTTCGGAACTCATTTCGGATTCCCCGAAGTAGATGTTGAACAAAAACAGGTTGGTGGCTTTCAGCGACCGCTGTGCTTGTCCGGTATCCCGGGGCAACGCCGTGAACAGATTCGCTTTAGGCTAGGCTGTTCGAGTACCTTACGACTACAATGTAGCACCATCGCAACACCGTGTCAACAAGAAAAACGCCCCCGGCTGATTTTCATCGGCTCGGGGGCGGAAACCCGGCGGTGCCGGGTGGGAGCAATCAGTCCTTGCTCATGCCGGGTACGCCTGCGGGAACAGGTCGTTCCACTTCTTGATGTACTCGGCATGCTTCGAGTGGTTTCGGTCGCTGAAGGCTTTCTGGAAGTCCGGGTCTTGCTGGAGACGGCGGATTTCAGCCTGGGCGTCGGCCGGCGGCAGTGCCCGCCCGCCGGGAACCCCGTCGGTGACAAATTTCGGGTCGCCGATCTTCGTGCCGACCTGATGCATGGCCTTCATCAGGCCGTCGTACCCGAGCGTCTGCTGGAGCGCCGCGGTCTGCTCGCGAGTCAGCCCGAGCGCGCGGGCGCCGGCCGAGGCGATCGCCACGTTGTCTTTATGGGCCGCGCCCCACTCTTTCTGAAGCGCCACATCCTGCGCGCGGGTGCGCTCGGCCAGTGCCTCGGACTGACGCCCGACCTCGGCGGCGAACAGTTCGTTGTAGCTGGTCGCCAGCTTGGCCGCCTGGGCCTTGGTCAGCCCGATCTCGTGGAACGACTTGCGCGCCCACGCCTCGAAGTCCTTGTCGGCGGTCGTTCCCTCG